AGCACTTTCCCCCAAGCACAGGCAAGTCATAGCGAACTACGCAGACCCCAACTCACCAACCCAAGGGAATGCAACTAAGTCAGCAGTTGCAGCAGGATACAGCCCAATCTCAGCACCCCAAACAGGCAATCGCATCGTAAAGAGCGATAACGGAGAGAGAGAACTAAACCGCATCTATGACGCTACCGGAGTCACGATTGAGAAGCTGGCAAAGAGAACGAAGCAAGCACTCGACGCGAAGGAAACAAAGGCATTCATCCATCAGAAAACAGGCGAGATCGTGTACTCCAAGCGCATGATCGCCCATGACGTCAGGCTCCGAGCGATCCGACTGGCGCACGAGCTCCGCGGAGACTTCGCACCCAAGCAGCTTGACGTTAGGATCGCAGTCCTGGCCGGCCGACTGGACGCTGCCAAGCGCAGAGAGGAAGAGCGACAGGCACAACCTGTTGTGGTTGAGCCCTCTGATAAAGAGCCCGAACCCGTAACTCCAACGGAGTGAACAAACCTTACTTCCGATAAGCAGCCATATGTCAGATAGGATGCGGCGCGAACCGAACCGACAGGAGCCCAGCAGCAGAGGCCCACCCCACCGTAAAAACCAGCGCGACCCCCGCCGTCAAGGAGTATATCCCCTCATCCATCTCAGGGAGGTCTTTCAACTTTTGCAAAAACATTTACGAAGTGTGAGAGGGGTGCAAAGGCACCACGAACGACGGACGCGGAGCGCCTTCGGTTCAGGACGAGAAATCGGGGCGGGCTTGATACATCAGGCTTGGATACACCACTCCCGCCCCCCAAAAATTTCGACAGATCGAGAATGCACCGACGAGAACTCCTGATGAGTAGATTTTCCCGCGTGCTGGCAGAGCAAAAACGAAAACGAAAACGAATACACCGAGGACACGAAGCACTCTGTCAACAGCAAGAGAGGTTTCGCAGAAAGAGTGATGCCGACCGCAAACACTCCAAGCGGCTCGACCTTCTCCTTGAGGTCGACACCCTGATGCATAAATCCGTTGGCCTTCGCATCGGGCGCGGCTTCGGGATTTTGAATGGTGGGAGCGTATGAAAGCCACAGACAAAATCAGGGTGTTGGAGACGCTGCAAGAATCCTACCACAAAGAGGTCGTCGAGCAGTTGAAGGAGTGTCTTGCCATGGCCAAAGAGAGTCCCAGCGTCCGCAGCGTGGTTGTTTGCATGGAGTACAGCTCAAAGGACATTGAGACGTACTGGACGACCTGTGAGGATAGGGCGAAACTTGGTTCCCGCATGATGCTGGCTGGCTTGCGGCGCATGGGAATGAAACCATGAGAGCAGACGTCAAAGCGCAGCGTGCAGAACTGGAACTGCTGGACAACATCTGCCGGTTCCGCTCCGATCCGGCGGGCTACATCAAATTCATCATGCCGTGGGGTGAGGGGGAACTAGCAGACAACCACGGGCCGCGAAAGTGGCAGGAAGAAATTTTGGATGCTGTCCGCGATCACCTTAGAAACGACGAAACCCACTTCCAGCCTCTCTTGATTTCCGTCGCATCGGGGAAGGGAATTGGGAAGTCGGCCCTAGTCGGCATGATAAGCCAGTGGGGGATGAGCACCCAAACAGATTGCAAGATTGTTCTGACAGCCAACACCGAGCCCCAGCTTCGGACGAAAACTTGGCCGGAAGTCAACAAGTGGTTCAACCTTGCGCTCAATAACCATTGGTGGAACTTGGAGGCCGAAAGTATCTCGATCAAAGACCCGAACCGCAAACGCTTGTGGCGTATGGACCGCATCCCTTGGTCGGAAAACCGGCCGGAAGCCTTCGCCGGCCTGCACAACATGGGGAAACGAATCATTGTAATTTTCGATGAAGCCAGCGCCATCCCTGACAAGATTTGGGAAGTGACCGATGGTGCTTTGACCGACGAGAAAACTGAAATCCTTTGGTTTGCCTTCGGAAACCCCACCCGAAATACCGGCCGATTCCGAGAGTGTTTCAAACGGCTCAAGCTCCGCTGGAAGAACTTTCAGATTGACTCCCGCACGGTGGAGGGAACCAACAAAGAACAGATTGCCCGGGAAGTTGAGGACTACGGCGGCGAGGAAGAAGATCACGTTAAAATCTGGGTCAGAGGTTTGTTCCCCTCACAGTCTAGCAAGCAATTCATTCCGTCTGCTTTGGTCACAGCCGCGCGGAAGTACAAAGCCCTGGAGTACGACAAGATGCCGAAGATTCTCTCAGTAGATGTCGCGCGCTTCGGGGACGACCAGACAGTGATTGGCAGCCGGCAGGGGCGCAAGGCAAAAGTGCTGGCGAAATATCATGGCCTCGATACCGTCCAGGTAGCTGAGCGCGTGATTGAGTTCATCATTCAAGAGGAACCTAGAGCCGTTGTAGTGGATGGCGACGGCCTGGGCGCCGGCGTGGTGGACCAGTTGAAATCACGGGGCTACAAGTGCTTTGAGTTTCATGGCGCAGAGAAACCCATGAAGCCGGAAACTTACTTCAACCGTCGAGCGGAAATTTGGGGCTTGATGCGGGACTGGCTCAAAGAGGGTGCGGAGATTCCCGACCTGCAAGAGTTGGAGGACGACTTGGTTGGCCCGGAATACCTCAGTTCCAACAAAGGGGCAATTCTTTTAGAGAAGAAAGCCGATATGAAAAGAAGAGGGTTGGCTTCTCCTGACTTGGGCGATATGCTGGCGATGACTTTTGCGGTGCAGATTGCGATTGCAGACAAAGATCGGAGGCCGCAGCAAGGCGCTATGCAATCAGAACTCTCTTGGCTAAGAGCATGACCGCACTAAGACCGAAGCGGTTTCTCAACCGACAGGAACTTAGGCACTATGTTCTTTCCAGGTGCAGGATCAACCCCTCCAGTGTTCCAAACCTCAGCAGGAAAGAAAGGAGAGAGTTGGAGCGCAGCGTTGTGAAGGAAGCGAGGGGGAATTTACCTGGGAGAGTTTCAGTGGTGTCGGTTCCGAAGAATTGGTTTGAACTCCTGAAAGAAAACTTCCTGCCTCAGTGGGCTTTACCCCACTGGCCGGTGAATTACATAGAGCAATGATTCGCAAAACCAAGAAAGGCTACAAGGTGGTGAGCAAAAAGGGTAGGAACTTGGGTGGGCCGTACAGGTCAAAACTTTCGGCCTTGCGCCGGCTGGCCCAAGTCGAATACTTTAAGCATCGGAAACAGTAGAGCGGTAGCAACCGCCTAAGTAATTGAGGGTCACGAACCCCGACTCCCGTTTTTACGGGATGCGGGGTTTTTGTTTTTTGGAGAAGGGAAGTGGCAGAACACGAACATCACGACGACGAAAAAGCAGTCAAAGCTGCTGACGAAAAGCTGATTGAAGAAGCGCATGAGCGTTTCAAACAGTGTCAGGAAGCCGAAAAGCGGCAACGAGAGTTATCTGTTGAAGATTTGCAATTCTTGAACGGCGAGCAATGGCCGGAGGAGATCAAAACCAAACGGATTGCCGATGGGCGTCCCTGCCACACTATCAATCGCCTCCCCCAGTTTGTACGGCAAACCACCAATCCGGGACGCGCCAATCGTGTTTCAGCTCAGGTTTCACCTGTTGACTCAAAAGCCGACATTGACACCGCCGAAGTTCTCCAAGGAATCATCCGACACATCGAAACCCAAAGCAACGCGGCGGTAGCTTATGACACCGCAGCTTTCTACGCTGCGGCAATGGGGTTTGGCTACTGGCACTACATTACTGAGTATTCCGACCCTTCGAGTTTCAATCAGGACATTCGCATCAAACGGATTCGCAATCCTTTAAGTGTCTATCTTGACCCTTCCATCCAAGAACCAGATGCTTCCGATATGGAGTTTGGTTTCATTGCCGAACAATTCACCAAAGAGGAGTTCAAACTTGCTTACCCCGAAGCCAATGCCAGCGGACTTGACGATTGGAAAGGCGAAGGCGACGACGAAGCTGAGTGGGTAGGTCAGGATGGTGGGGTAAGGGTTGTGCAGTATTACTACCGCGAGTACAAAACCGATAACCTTTGGCTGATTCAAACGGAAAAAGGCCCGCTACCAATTCTGGCAAGTCAAGCCAAACTACTCCCCGGTTTCGATGAGAAGCGCATCATCCAGCGCCGTGAAATCAAAATCCCCCGAATCAAAATGGCAAAGATCAACGCTATCGAAGTCTTGGAGCGCAGCGATTGGCCGGGACGCTGGATTCCGATTGTTCGAGTGATCGGGGATGAAATCGAAATCGAGGGTAAGGTGACTTTGGGCGGCATCATTCGCTTTGCCAAAGACCCGCAACGGCAAGTCAACTACATGGCATCGGCTGAAACCGAAGTTATCGCCCTAGAACCCAAAGCTCCTGTCGTACTCTATGAGGGCCAGGTTGCGGGTTACGAAGATCAGTGGGGGGAAGCCAACGTAAAGAATTTCGCCTACCTGACAATCAAAGAGACAACCATTGCCGGTCAACCCGCCCCCTTCCCACAACGCCTACCAGCCAATCCCAAAATTCTTGCCATTGTCCAAGCTCGTCGGGAAGCCGTAGATGACCTCAGTGGCGTTATGGGGGTGTACCCGCCGCAACTCGGTGCTCCGTCGAATGAAACCAGCGGGCGAGCTATCACGGCTCGCACCCAACAGGGCGAAACTACCAACCTGCATTACAGCGACAACCATAGGCTCTCGATTCAACACGGTTGTCGGATTCTGGTGGACCTTATCCCAAAGATTATCGACACCGCTCAGATGGTTCGCATGATCGGGGAAGATGACGAACAGAAAATTGTCCAGGTCAATAAACAGTTTGAGGACAACGGCAAGTCCAAAATCTATCAGCTTGGAGCTGGGAAGTATGACGTAATTTGCGGTGCCGGTCCCAGCTACGGCTCCAAACGCCAAGCCGCCGCTGCTTCAATGATTGAACTCGCCCGGGCCTACCCCGACATTATGACGATTGCCGGCGACCTTCTGGTAGAAAGTCTTGATATGCCGAAAGCGCAAGAATTGGCGAAGCGGCTGCGGAAAATGTTGCCGCCCGAATTGCAGGACGGCAAGCAACCGCTCTCCGCGCAAGCTAGGCAACAAAAACAGCAGATGGACGAGATGCTTGAGGCTCTGACCAAGGCACTCGACAAGAGCACCGAAGAAGTGAAAAAGCTGGAGAGCAGCAAAGACCTTGAGTACGCGAAGCTCGACTCGCAAATGCAGCAACTACAACTCAAGCTTGACAGCAGCGAGGCAATTGCGCTACTAAAGACAGAGATTGATGCGCTGAAAGCGAAGTTGCAGGTGAATGTTGATGAGAAGGCAAGAGAGGCGGCGGAGACGGCTAAAGAAATCTGATGAGCGAAGAGGAGATGAAGGAATTTCGGTGCAGGCTATGCCGCCAGATTTTCATGGTGGCGAGAATTAAAGATGCTGATCGCATCAAGCACAAATGCCACCGTTGCCGAAGAATTAGTATTTTCCGGGTTCGGAATTATGAACAACTGGAGGTTAAACCAGCAGAACTAGTTGCTCAGTAGAGCGGCTTTGACCGCCTAATTCGCAGGCTCTTTGAAGCCCGACTCCCGTGAAAACGGGATGATCGGGCTTTTTTGTTTTTGGGCCTTAAAAGTTTGCCCCACCAGCGGGGATAAACGCTGGGAAAACTCCATCGGAGGCTTTCGATGAGTCCAGAAGAAAAAACCGCCGTGTCCACGGAAGAAGCTGGGGACGAAAAAGAAGTAGTAGCCCCTGGCACAACCGAGGATGAAACCTCAAAGCCGGACGAATCGGCAACGCCGGAGAAACGAGAAACGCCCGATCAAGAGACGGGTGACGAGGAAGTAGAAGCAGAAACAGAAGAAAAGCCCAAGCGACCGGGTGGCTTTCAACGTCGCATTCGCAAGCTCGCAGCACAACGGGCAGCAGCCGAAGCCAGCGCCGACTACTGGCGCGAACAAGCAATGGCAGGCAAGGCAAAGCCCGAGAAGGAAGAAGTTGCCGTTGTCGGTGGGAAGCCCAAGCCTCGACAAGAGGACTTCCAACTCAAAGAAGAAGATGGCGGCGGTTCCGATATTGCTGCTTTCACTGAGGCGCTGGCAGACTGGAAGGTAGATCAACGCCTAGATGAACGTGATGCGAAAGCGACAGAAAGCCAAGCCCAAACAGAGAAGCAGAGCCAAAACCAAGTGTTTCTGGAACGTGAAGCTGCGTTTGCAGAAGCGCATGACGATTACGAGGATATGGCCGACGCTGCTTTGGGTACGTTGGGACAACTGAAAAGCCCGACAGCCGCGCAACTCTCAGGGGCGCTTGCGGCCTCTGAGCAGGGGCCAGAACTGCTTTACTACCTCGGCCAACACCCGGATGAGCTGCAACGAATCACCAAGCTAAAGCCACAAGCAGCGGTGATGTCGTTGGGCGGTATCGTGGCGAAACTCGCACGCACAGAGGAGAAGGGAAAAGAAGTTGAAACCCAAACTCCTCTTGTGTCGGGTGCTCCCCCGCCCGCCACTCCCATCAAAAAGCCCGCTGGCGGCAGGAAGGCAAGTCCATCTGACCCTGCCACATCGGACGGTATGAGTGATGAGGATTGGCTAAAGGCGAGGAATGCACAAGTGCGCTCCCGCGCGTAAGAGGACGGTATGGCTAACACAATTCTCACGCCGGATATGATTCTGCGTGAGGCTGGCCGGGTTTTTCACCAGAAGGCCATCTTCATCGGAAGCGTTGACCGGCAGTACGACGATTCGTTTGCACGGCAAGGGGCGAAGATCGGTAACTCGCTCCGGTTGCGTGACGCCAACAGGTACACGGTGACTGACGGCGCAACTATGGTGGTTCAGGACACCGTGGAAACGAGTCAAACAGTCACCATCAACAAGCACAAGCACGTTGCGATCAACTTCGGGATGCAGGAACTCGCCCTCAGTTTGGACGATTTCAGCAAGCGCATCTTGGAGCCAGCAATGGCGGTGTTGGCTGCCAACGTGGAATCCGATGCCCTGGTGAACATGACCAAGGACATCTACAACATCATTGACGGGGATGCGGCGGCACTCGACTTTAGCCAGATAGCAGATGCTCAGGCGAAGTTGAGTGACACCTTGACCCCGCCAGATGCACGAACCTTGCTACTCAGCAACGCTCATGTAGCGAAGTTCCTCAACGCCAACAAGGGGCTGTTCAATCCTCAAGGTGGTGTCAGCAAGCAGTATCGCAAAGGCATCTTGGGAGAGATTTGCGACTTTGAAGTTGGCTCCTCCAGCCTCGTCTCCAACCACACCACCGGGACGGAAGTTAAGGCTACCGCCTATCTGACCAACAACCCGGTTGTCGGCGCTTTGATGGCTGTTGACACCGGCACCCTCACGTTCCTTGCCGGTGACATCGTGACCTTTGCCGACTTGTTCCGGGTTCACCCTGAAACTAAGGTGAGCACGGGCATTCTGCAACAGTTCGTGGTGACAGCCAACCATAACGGCGCTGGCGACATGGCAATTTCTCCTGCCACCGTCACGTCTGGAGCGAAGCAGAACGTCACAGGGCTGGCCGATGGCAAGGCGGTTGTCAAAGTGGGCGCAGCCGCCGATGAACTGTTGAACGGCTCGTTGGCCTTCCACAAGGAGGCTTTCGTGTTCGTTTCCGCCGACTTGCCCGATGTGAGCCAGTTTGGCGCATGGGGAGCGCGACGCACCGTGGACGGAATGCGCTTCAACATCGCCAAGCAGTTCGACATTCTCAACTACAAAATCCCAGCGCGTATTGACATCATCTACGGGTACAAGACGCGCTACCCTGAAATTGCCTGTCGAATCCACGCGGACGGCTAAACCCAGCGGGGGCGGCTCGACCGCCCTCGCAACTTTCCCGAAGGAGGGAACGTCATGGCTGCACCAAGTAAGCAACTAAGCGATGCGAACCCTGGCGGGTCGGGCCTCGGCCAGTCCGCCACGGACAAGATCAGCTTCTACGGGATTACGCCCGTAGTTCAGGCCACGATTGCGGCTGCGGGTACAGACGCGGCCACAACTCAAACCCTAGCGAATGACTTGCGGACCAAGTTGATCGCCTTGGGTTTGGTCGCGGCGTAAAGCTGGAACGGTAAGCTGGAGGGGGCGACTCCCACCGCCCCCACTAGCTTTACAAGGAGAGAGGAACATGGCACGACCCGAAGGTGCTCTCACGAAAGATGCGATTGCTGGGTTGGTTGGCTTGAAGGCGAGTGATCCCATTGCCTTTTACGGGATTGCGCCAGTGGTCCAAGCCACGATTGCGGCGGCTGGAACGGATGCCGCTACAACGCAGACCCTAGCAAACGACCTTCGTACCAAGCTGATCGCACTCGGATTAGTGGCAGCGTAAAGGCTGCGGGGCAAAACCCGCTATGAAGGTTATTTTTGCCATTCCCGCGCTCACGGGAGCACTCCAGATGGAGTGTGCGCTGAGTCTGATGCAGACCCAGAGAATTCTTGACCTGAAAGGCATCTCACACGAAGTCTTTTCCATCTCAAGTTGCCCTGTTATCAGCACGGCACGGAACACCTTGGCGGCTATGTTCATGGCAGAGGCCGAGGCGACCGACCTCTTTTTCATTGACTCCGATGTGGGATTTGACCCGGTTGCGGTAGTGAAAATCTTGGAACGCTCTGAGTCCATTGTTGCCGGAGTCTATCCATTGAAACGCGATGAAGGTGGTTTCCCGGTAAAACTTAGGACTAGGGACGGCGCGCCTTTGGGACGCGACGGACTAGCTGAGGCTATTTTCATGCCGGCAGGCTTCATGCGAATCAAGCGGGGAGTGTTCGACCTACTGGCTGAGTCATACCCGGAATTGAAGTATGAAGAAAACGTGCTTGAAGTGGACAGCGCAGCGGGCCAAGAAGCATACGACTTCTTCGGCATGGGTGCCTTCGGGCGGCGGTTCCGAGGCGAGGACTACGCCTTTTGCCAGCGGTGGCGCGACATCAAAGGAACGCTTTGGGTGTACCCGAACATTGACTTTCAGCATGTTGGCAGGAAGTCCTATAAGGCCAACTACCATGAGCATCTACTGGCCCTTCCAGGTGGTGCCAAGTCAAACTTGAAATTGACCAAAGCATTAGATGTACCTGGATTCATGGAGCCAAGGGAATTAGTTTGGCTGGCGACACAGGCAAAGCAGCATGAGTTGATTGCGGAATTTGGTTCTTTGCTCGGACGTTCAACTCGCGTCCTAGCTGATAACACGCCAGGGACAGTATATGCACTCGATGATTGGAAAGGCTTGAGAGATGAAAAGGGAGAACGCATTCCTATAGAACACGCCTATCGGGGGTTCTGTCTCTACCTTCGGGAACACATTGATTCCGGCAAAGTGGTTCCTATTGTTGTGGACCACGAACACCCTGAGAGCTTGCCGCCAGAATGGTTGAACGGAGCCAAGCCCGATATGGTGTTTATTGACGGCGACCACCGCTACGAATCCGTCAAGCGCGATCTCCTGACTTCGCTCGACCGCATACGTTCTGGCGGGCTGTTGTGCGGGCATGATTTCAACTGGCTGGGTGTCAAGCAAGCTGTGAAAGAAGCATTGCCCGATGTTCAACTTGTTTCCGGCACAAGTATTTGGTTCTGTTTCGTTCAAGGAGGAAAAGATGAGCGAGTATCCGAAAAAGCTAGTGTCGTCTGAGGGCGGCGTTGCTGTCGTCAACGACGCCAAAGACGAGGCCACCCTGAAAGCGGCGGGCTACAAAGACCCCAAGGAAGCAGGGGCAAAGCCCAAAAAGCCGAAGAAGTAAAGTCGGACAACTGAGAGGGGACTAAATGCCGGTACTTTTGTCACCCTACGCGATCTATCAGCACAACACTACCGGGGCGAAGCTCGTCAAAGCCGCTTTGCGTAAGCTGGGCGTGATTGAGAGCGGACAAGAACTGAATGGGAACGAATTGGCTGACGCTCTGGAAGAACTCAATCGGATGCTGGACAACTGGAACAC